TATCAGGATACAACCCCTGTGCTGAACAAAGCCTTGAGTCTTTTGAGTGTTGCACATTGGTTGAGACTTACTTAGGTCGCCACGACTCTTTAGAAGATTTCAAAAGAACATTGAAGTTTGCTTACTTGTATGCAAAGACTGTAACTCTTCTTCCAACACATTGGGAAGAGACCAACGCAATCATGCAACGCAATCGTCGTATTGGAACTTCTATTTCAGGTATTGCTAACTTTGCAGATAACAATGGTTGGACTGTGCTTCGTGATTGGCTTGACGCTGGTTACGCTACAGTCAAGGCTTATGACGAGTCTTACTCTGAATGGCTTGGTATTCGTCAGTCAATCAAAATGACAACAGTAAAGCCTTCAGGCACAGTTTCAATCCTTGCTGGTGAAAGTCCTGGAGTTCATTGGGCTTCAGGAGGTAAGTTCTTTAACAGAGCAATTCGTTTTGCTAACTCTGACCCAATGCTTCCGCTTTTCAAAATGGGTAACTACAGAGTTGAACCTGCTTCTGAATCTCCTAATACAACTTCTGTTGTTTTCTTTCCTATTGAAACCAATGCTAAAAGAGCAGAGAAAGAAGTCTCTGTTTATGAAAAAGTTTCTTTAGCAGTTGTAACTCAAAGATACTGGTCAGATAACTCTGTCTCTGTAACTGTGACCTTTGACCCTGAAAAAGAAGCAGACTCTATTGCTTCAATACTTCACATGCACGACGGACAACTAAAGACAATCTCTTTCTTACCTATGGGTAACGCTGTGTATCCTCAAATGCCTTACACACAAATTACTGAGGCTGAGTATGAAGAAGGTCGCATGACTCTTATGCCTATTGACTTCAGTGGTGTCTATGCAGGTATGGCTTCTGATGCTATTGGAGAGGCTTATTGCACTACAGACGCTTGTGAAGTAAGGTTGATAAAAGACAACCAGTAATTATTTACCTGTGTTTTTGTTGTTGTTTTTAGCAGAACGCAAACGCTTTTTTTCTCGCTGTAATGCTTGACGACGAGCCGATGTATTTGCTCTTTCTTTTTCAGCACCTTTGGCTGAGGCTTCGGCTTTCTCTCTTTGCTGTCTTTCGGAAAGAAGTTTCTCTAACGGCTTGTAATTTTTAAAAACTGTAACAATGTGCTTAGGGTGTGGAGTTGTTACAACGGTGTATTCGTGGTCAGTATCGCTTTTGTGATACCCAACATGCTTTATGTTTCCGTTGTCTTGCTGTGTTTGAGCACCATGCTTTACAACATGTTGAACAGCAGCCCAATTCATGTCTCTTTCAAATGAACGGTCTCCTGCATGTGCTAAAGGCATTGCTTCCATGCTTGTTATGATACAAAAAAAGACCCACTAGCACTTGGCTAATGGGTCTTTAGTAATTGCTACTTGCCTAAAATCTTCTTTGCTTGGTCTGACTTTATGCTCATGTAGCCAGTTTTTCTTGGGTTCATGCTTCCAGGCTTTTTAAATCCTGCTCCTTTTGGCATGTTATTTTGTCTAACTAATAATGCTGCTTGAACTTTATCTAAATGCTTACCCACAGGCTTTCTCCTTTTGTAGAACTGTAAGTCTAACAGAAAGCCCTCCTGTCACCAACACAGGAGGGCTTTCTACTAGTTATGCTTTTGGAAAAGATTTGAGCCATTCTTTAGCACGAGGGGTCATGCCCTTCCATGCTGACCAATCTTTACCACCATTGCTCATGTAATAAGCAATTTGGGCATTTGTCACAGGGTCTAGAAGCATTGCATTAGACACCATGCTGAACTTGTCTCTACGCATGTCTCCCATTTTCCCAATCATGTTTATCTGAAAGAGTCCATAAGAGTTATCGCCTGTCGCTTCATTACCATTGAAGGCAATAGAACGACCACGACTTTCACGCATAGCAATAGCCCATGCTTGGCTCAAGGCTTTACCCTCAAACCCAACTTCCTTTAGTAAGGCTTTCAATTCAAGTTTTGAGAGTTGAGGCTTTTGTCTCAACGCTTCCAACTTCTTTGACGGACTTACTTTCAAGGCTTTCTCGACTGTTGATTGGGCGGGTTGAACTGGCTGAACAACCACTACCTTCAAAGGTTCAAGTGCTTTAGCAATTGCAAAACCGCTAAAGAACAATGAACTTGCTACTGTCATAGTTGCGATAACAACTACTTTTTTTCCGCGTTTTGTTAGTTTCATAGTTTCTCACCTTTCCCCAAAGTAATCATTTACTGCTTCCGCAGCATTTGAACTTTGGTGACGGAGACGGTGTAGATACCGCTCTGTCGTTGTGATTGACTGATGACCCAAACGCTCTTTGACCTCATGCACATCTACCCCACTCTTTAGGAGTTGAGTAGCGTTGGCATGTCTTAGGTCATGCGTTCTTGGATACCAACCAATACCTGACTTTTCTATGGCTTTGTTCCAAGTGGTTCTCCACTTGTCACGACTGAGGTGGCTTTGGCTAAGGCTTTGGTCAAGGCTTTGGCTTTGACTAAGGCTTTGGCTAAGGCTTTCTCTGCCTTTTGATTTGTCCTTTCTGTATTGTTTGCGATACTTACTGACCGCTTCTTTACACAGGTCACACCTACACCCACCGACATTGTATGAATACGGAGTTGCGTGTTGGAATACTCTACTTCCAACGGTGTAAGGCTTTTTAGTCCTTTCCAATTGACTACCTGTGGTCACTATTTTACCAAACTCTAGCACTAAGGCTTTGGAGAACAGCAAATCATTAGCCCCTAATTTTCTATCCCGAACATACTTCTTTAGGGCTTCATTGAGGCTTTTGTTGATGATTACTGTGCGTTTATGCCCGTTCTTTGTTGAAGGCACGATAAGGAAACGGCTTCCATTGTTCAAGGCTTTGCCTACATCACTCACAGTTCTACGAACATAAACTTCTTTTGACTTGAAGTTGAAGTCTTTTACTCTTAGTTCTGTGGCTTCTCCAAATCGGCAACCCGAAGCAACTAAGAATTGAGCAAACATCTTTGCCCCTTCAGTTTCCAGAGACTCAACAATTTTTTTGAAATCTGAAGGCTCTAAAGAACTTGTAGGGTCTGCTTTAGAAGTCTTTATCTTTATGCCATGCGTGGGGTTTGCGGGGATTTGTTCTTCCTCAACGAGTTGCCTAAACACAGAACCCAACGCTGTCTTTACATGGGAAACTGTGGCAGGACTTATACCTTCGGAGAGCAACTTCTCTATAAGTTGCCTAACATCTTTACGAGTTATGCCTGTTACTTGTCTATGCCCCAAATAAGGTAGGGCATACTTCTTTAGAGTTATGGCATAAGTTTTCTTTGTTATTACACGAACATCTGTTCGGTTGATGAGCCACTCTTTTACATAGGCTTCAAAGGTTGTAATCAGTTCGGGGTTGTTAGAGACTATGCCTTCCTCTGCGAGCAGGGCAGAGTTCAAGGCTTTGGCTCTAGTGCCATAAGTTCCAGCACTATGAACCTTACCGCTTCTGCGGTAATAGCCTGTATGCCGTTTATTTCGGGTAACTACATACGCCATTTGAGTTCCTCTCCTCAACCCCTATGTTACCAACGAGTAGGACTAAAGCCAAGTTACTGATGAGTAACTTTTAGGCACAAAAAAAGGGGAACAAGTTGCCGAAGCAACTCGTTCCCCTTCTAAGTTATTTAGAAGTCTGAACCTTCTTTAGAAGGAACAGGCTTTGTCTTTTGTCTTGTCGTTATCCACTCGTTGATTGTTTCCTCTTTCCAAACAGGTGTTCGTTGAAAGTAGTGGTCAGGTTGAGGCATTGACTTATTGCTTAGATAAGTCTTTAGAGTATCTCTAGTCAATCCTGTCTTTTCAGATACTTCGTTAGTAGTAAGCCAATCCATAGTTGTTGTCCTTTCTTTATAGGCTATCAAGGTCTTTAGAGGCTACCAGTAATGCCTTTTGGCTTTCTATTAGATTGCCTAATGCGTCAGCCGTAGTTCTCATACCGAACATGAACGCATAGATGTTCTCCATGTTTTCAGGGCGATAACCCTTTTCAACTAATTCAAGAAAGATGTCGCTTGATAGTTTCAGGCTGTGAGACACCATGATTAGTTTTTCTGCTGTTAGTTTTTCTTTCGTAGTATCCATTAGATACTCCCTTCTATAGAAGTTGATAGGGGCAAACCAACTGCCCCTATCAACTTGTTGGTGAATAGATTATTTGCCGTTGAAGGCTTTGCGAATTGCGTTGAGTTGTTCCTCATACGCCTTTGCTTGTGCTTCCCAATACTGTCGCTGTGCTACAAGGTCTGTAATGGCTTTTACAGGGTCAATGCCAGCAGAGATAAGCGGTGTTGTAATGACTACAGGCTGTGTTGAAGGCTTTGCGATTGGCTTTGCCTTTGCCTTTTTAGGCTTTGATTTGTGATTGCCAGTTTTTCCGTTATGGACTCTACCGACATGGTGTGCTGTTGCTTGGAGATTTCTAAACAACATAAAGCACTTGTTACAACCAACGGCTTCAAACTCTGTGCCGTCTATGTTATCAGCGAATAGGACTCGGCTCATTGACGAGAACACTCCTCCGCTTGGAGAAGGCATAAGTTCTCTAGCAATTAGAGAGTAACCTTCTTTTGTGAAGTCTGATGGTGATGATTGTGGTGTTGCTTGTTTGATTATCAGATTTTGTGATTGGATTGGACTACCTCCTTCCTGATGTATCTCGGTGATGTGTGGTGTTATGCCGTTTTGTTTTGCGTGGCGTGTATAAATAGCGTAGAAGTCAGCAGGATACATACCTCTTAGTTTGCGTCTTGTTGCTTCTCTATCGCCTTTTGTAGTTGCGTGTAACGCTTC